AGTACGACGCCGGGTTCGCGACGATCCCCGGCGACCTCGAACTGACGACGATCGAGATCGCCGCAGACCTCTACCGCGAGCGGAAGCAGGATCGAACGGTCGGATCCGAGTCGCTCGGCGACTACAACTACAGTCGGATCGCAGTCGCGGAACTCCTCTCCGCACGGTGGGAGAAACTCCAAGCGTACCGGGAGATCCGATGAGCATCGACAGCCTGATCGCGAAGCACGGGAAGACGATCACGGTGAAGAGTCGAACCGTTGCGAACGACGCGGTCGGCTCGCCGGTCGAAACGTGGACGAGCGTCGTCGGCGTCTATAACGCGATGGTGCAGATCAGCGGCGGATCGGACGCGACGACGGCGGGACGCGAGGGACGGCAGCGGACGGCGACGATGTACCTCCTCCACGATCAGGATGGGAGGATCAACATCGAGGACCGCGTCGACTACGGCGGCGCGGAGTGGGAGATTCGATCGGTCCGCGTTCCCGACGAGCGAGAAGCGAGCGACCACCTCTGCTACACGATCGTCGACGTCGAGGAGGTGATCCAGTGACGAAGATCATCGGAGTCGTGAAGCACAATTTCAACGCGAAGACGATCGCCAACGCCTATAGGAAAGAGAACAAGGACATGGTGAACGACGTCGCGACCGCGACGCAAAAACTCCTGAAGCGAGTTCTCAGCACGGGAGACGGAAGAACTAATCCGAGCAAGCCGGGCAGACCTCCGAGAGTTCGGACCGGAACTCTTCGTCGATCGTGGACGACGAAGTCGAACCGAATAGCAAGGAACTGGAAAGGCGGGTACAGGCTCACTCTCGGATCGAACGTGAAATATGCACGCGCTCTCGAATACGGCTATCCGCCGAGGAACCTCAAGCCTCGCCCGTATGTCTCCACGGTGGTGAACTCTCGAAAACTTCGCGCGTATATCAACAAGCGAATGAAGCAGACCGGCGACAAGGTTCGCGCGACCATTCGCCGAAAGGCTCAGGTGAAGCGATGAGCGTTGATCTGATGAAAGCGATCTACGCACGGCTGACCTACGACGCGGGAAGCGGGACGAATCCTCTACGCACGGCTGTATCCGATCGGATCTACGCGATCGAGGCTCCGGCGAGGACGACGCTCCCGCTCGTCGTCTACTCGGTCGACAGCGTGAACACCGAGAGGTTCTTCGGCGGCGTCGTCAAGCAGACCGCCGAATTCACGGTCTCGGTCTTCGCGAAGTCGGAGTCGGGAGCCGATTCGATAGTAGACGTCGAGGGACTCGTCTTCGACTTGCTGGACCAGACCAGTACGACGGTGACGAACCACGATCGAGGGTATATTCGGAACGTGACGCGAGGCGTTCCGGAACTCGACGACGAGGCGTTCCGAACCGATACGACCTTCGAGATGGTCGCGCATCTCACTACCTGACGGGATCGAACTATGGGAACGACTACAGCGATCGGATCGGACGGATCGGTGACGATGCCGACCGGGTACAAGGCTCAACTGAACACGTGGTCGGCGACGATCTCGCGGACGACCTCGGTCGTGACCGGCTTCGGTGATTCCGGCGCGAGCCGAGTCGCGTCCGCCGTCGTCGACATCACCGGATCCGCCGGAGGCGTTCCCGAATACAACGCGGCGACGACGAGCGCGGTCGGCATCGACGGAAGTGCCGCAGGCGGGAATATCGTTCTCGGCTGGAATGATGTCGGAGGGACCGCCGACTGCTCGATCGCGTTCGACGCGGTCTTCGGTTCCGTCGCGTTCGCTTCGACGCAGGACGGCGACGCGACCGTGACGTTCAACTTCGAGGTCGCCTCTACGGCGGCTCCCGTCTTCACTTGGTACGAGGTCTGATCCATGCCTAGTTACGCAATCGGCTCCGACGGTGCCGTCTCCCTACCGTCTGGGTTCAACGCGACGCTGAACACTTGGTCCGCGACGATGACGCGAACGACCTCGGTCACGACCGGGTACGGCGCGAGCGTCCATAACCGCCGCGCGTCGAACGTCCTCGACGTCACCGGATCCGCCGGAGGAATGCCGACCTATTGGGACGGAGCCGATACCGGAACCGACAACGGCTTCTCGCCGATCAAGCACGCCGCAGCCGGGACGACGCTCGACGACCGAGCAGGCGGAGAGATCACGCTGACGGTCGCTCCGCTCTGCACGATCAACTTCGCGGCGGTCTTCTCCTCATACGCCTTCGGCGTGACGAACGACGGCGACTCGACGGTGACGTTCAACTTCGAGATGAACGACTCTGCCGGTCCGACGACGGCGTGGGATGAGACGCCATGATCCGAGGGAAGGAGGATCTGATCTCGCAGGGAATCCTGCGACCGTCGTCGAAGGACTGGCGGGTTCGCTTCGTCTTCCTCGACGGGACCGAGAAGGTCGTTCGCGTCTCTCCCGGAAGGATCGACGAGTCGACCGCCGTCGATCGAGCGATGCGTCACGCGAAGATCTTCGACGCGTCGGTCCTGAAGGAGACGCAAGCCGAGAGAGTCGAGCCGACGACGAAGGTCGCCGGGTTCGGCATGATCCAGAAAGGAAGCAACGGATGAACCCGATCCCGATCACGGTCGGCGGCGAGACGACGCTCGTCCCTCGGCTACGAGTCCAGCAGATTCTCGACCTCGCGGCTAGACGCTTCGAGAGAGACCGTCTCGACCTCGTCGCTGATCTAACGGACGCGGGAGTCGGACCCGAAGAGCGACTCGAACGGCTACGCGAACACCGCAAGGAGAGCGGTCTATCGAGCGGCATCGTTCGAGCGGCGTTCTCTACGGAGGGAGCGATCGAGATCATCGCGGAGGCGATGGGAGGAGAGTTCCCGGAGCGGTTCGGATCAATCGCTCCGGATGAAGTTAGTAGGCTCGCGCTCGCGTGCATCGGCGTTGAACTCGGCGAGAAGGATGAAGGGAGTGCCGAGGGAAAGGATCCGGCGTCGAGCGTGACTGGATAGCGGAGGCGGCGTGGATCGCGAAGTACCTGCCGGGAGTCGGCAACCCGATGCGTCTTCCGATCGACGAGTTCAACGGGTATCTGGACGAGATCGTCCGGATGCTGAAGAGGGAAAGTCCTGCCGGTAGCGGGACGACGGATCACCGCTCGCTAGTTGAGGAGCAGATGAGGCGACTTCATGGCTGACTTTCAACTCGAACTCGAACTCGTCGCACGGATTGAAGACCTCGAAAAAGGGATGAAAGAGGCTCAGGCTGCGGTAGAAACTTCGTCCGCTCGAATGGAAGAGGCTACGAAGTCGGCTGCCGAGAAGGGTCTTCAGCCGTTCATCGAGAAATTGGCGAAGATCGGCGCGACCCTGTTCATCGCGGAGGGTGCGTTGAAGGTCGGCGCGGCGGCGGTGAACGCCTTCACCGGAGACGCCGAAGGAATGGCGAACGCTCTGAAGAGCATTCCGATTTTCGGTCCTCTGATCACCGCTATGTTCGACTTCGAGGACGCTCTGAACAGAGCGTCCGGAAGGATGCGAGATCTGAGATCCGAGACGCTGAAGACGTCTCTCGAACTCGAAAAACTTTCGAGGTTGACTTCGGACATCTCGACCAACATCGGTCTGCGAACCCAACGGCTGAAACTGGAGGGAAAGACCGAACTGGAAATCGCTCGCGAAACGCTCGACTCCAAGAAGAAACTGATCGACAGGGAGTTCGAGGTTCGCGCGCAGCAAGAACGAGACGCTCTAAAAGCGACAAAGGAGAGAATTAAGGAAGAGAATCTCGGCGCGGAACGTACGAAGCAACTCGTCGACGAAGCGACGAAGGCGTTCTCGATGCAGGCGTTGATACTCGCGTCCCAGAAGCAAGACCAGAAGGATCTTCTCGATCTCGAACTGAAGTCGCTCGAAGCGAAGAAGAAGAAGGCGGATGAAGACGAGGCAGCCGCCGCGATCGAAGCCGAGCGAATTCGTGGCGAGATCAATCTCGAACGCATCGCGAAGATCAAGGCTGACCACGCGCGAGAGATGGAGAAGAGAGAGGCCGAGAGACTGAAGATCGCGAAGGAGGAGGCGAAGGTCCGCGAAGCGGCATTCGAGAAGCAGTTGAAACTGACCAACTCGATGCTGACCGCAGAGAAGGAGATCGCGAAAGCGAGAGCCGACGCTGCCTCGAACGTATCGCGGGCGACCGCTACGTTCTCGACGGCGGGCGGCTCGTTCACGGCGGGCGTCTCTGCTCAACTCAACGAAGCGAAACTCCTCACGAAGATCTCGACGGCGTCGAAGGAACTTCTCGCGGAGATCGTTCGGAACACCGCAGGAATAGGAGCCGGGTTGGTATGACCGCGACCGTCACCGAGTTCATGGAGTCCCGATCGCTCTCGACCTCCGGAGGTCGCGGATCCGCTCGGCGTCTCTTCCACGTCTCCGGCGTCTCGAACCCGGCGGACCTCTACGACGTCCTCGGCACCATCGGCTTGCCGAAGAAGTTCGAGCGGCATCCCGACTTCCCCGGTCTGCTCGCTCGCGACTTCAACGCGTCTCTCGTCTCTGGTCATACCGACCTCTGGCGGGTCGAGTGGACGTACGAGCAGACGAGCGCGGGAAGTCCGGCGGTCGCTTCGGATCCGACGATCGAGATCGGACCGCCGGAGGTTCTACCCAACGAGGTGACCTACGTCGAAGAGTCGGCGGAGATCCGCGCGGAGTTCGTGGCCGCGTACCGTCGCGGTCCCGGTCTCTTGTACCCTTCAGAGGGAACTCCGACGACCGACGAGGACGAAGTCGGAGGAGTAGCGATCGACAAGGCGGGAGTACCGATCTCCGTTCAACGGAACATTCAGGAATTCACGCTCACCGAAACGGTGAACGAGCCGGACCTCAACCGATATCGCGACTTCCGGTTCTGCCGGAACTCCTCGATCTTTCGAGGATTCGGGATCGGAACGGTTCTCTACCGAGGCGCGTCGGTTCGACGTACCGGCGTCGACGTCTATCAGGTCGCGCATTCCTTCGTAGAGGATTCGGACTTCCATCTCCAGCAGTCGCCGCGCGTCGATGGGGACGGGGAGCCGTTCATCGAGAACGATCACGCTCGCGACGTCTACTGGGTGCAGCCGTTCATGGTCAAGAAGAACCTCGATCGACTCTCGCTCAACTTTTAGGATACACCGATGGCGAACGAAATCAGAATGGGCGGCTCGCTCACGATCAGCGACACGAACCTCGCGGAGTCCTTCAATCCGGGATCGGTCTCGATCGACCTCGCGGACGCGAAGGGATCCGGAGGAATCCTCGACGTAGGTACGGCGGTCGAGGTCATCACGAAGGGAGACACCGCGAACGGCGGCGTCTATTTCTTCCGGAACACCGACGCGACGAACTACGTCGAGATCGGTCTAACGTCTGACGATACGGCGTCGGGAACCTTCTACCCGATGCTGAAACTGCTCGCGGGCGAGTTCTCGCTCGGTCGTCTCTCGAACGCGAACGTCTTCGCGAGAGCGAACACGGCGAGCGTGAATCTCCAGTTCCGGATGCTCTCTCCGTGACGGATCTCCCTCGCTTCACCGGCGGCTCGCTCGGTCCGATCTCGTTCGCTCAAGTGAACGAGATGATGCGTCGACTCGACGCTCTGAAGCCGTTGATCGAGACGGTCGGCGTGACGCGAGGCGACGAAGC